TCATCAGGCTTTCGCCTAACTCAACAAATAGGTACACCCCTCGCAATGAGGGGATGTATCGGAACACTCAGCGAAACCGTCCGCACAAATGCAATGGGCGATTTCGGTGAGTTCCGCTTTAACTTCCTCCGAAAAGAGGTCGTTCTCTGCGAGTGAGAGAAGCGTTTTACTCGCTTCACTCCTCGTCATCGGTTTCTTTGGGGTCATTTCCATCGCCGCCGTTCTCCTTAACCTGCTTAGCCATCAAAGCCGCCTGTTCTTTGGAATACTCCTCGCTCACACGGTAAGCATCCTCCGGGTCGGTGAACATACCACAATGAGCAAAAGCAAGGCGAGGATGGATTTTAGACTGACCGAGCATCTGAGTAAGCACCTGAGCCTTACTCTGAATGTTCTCGTAATTTCTACGAGTAAACTGCAATGCGATGTCTTTCAATCTCAATGCGTACATCTCCTCGGACAGACCACGAGTGTCACGGATAATGCGGAGAATGAGTTTGAGGGTCTGCTGTTCTGACTTCTTAAACATCAACTCACTATCCTTTGCTCTCGACTCAGCCAATGTCCATCCATCTCTAAGTACGACAGCCTGACCTGTATCACTCGTAGACGAGCCGCCGTTTCTGTTCGGCATACCTGTGATCTCAATGATCGCAGAATGGGCATCATCTTTCGTGATCTGAGTCTGACTCTGATTGAGTTCATTGCTCACCATATCGACATCGGCAGGTTGACCCTCGTGGGATTTGACCTTGATAGCACCGAGTTCAATAAATTCGAGGTATTCCTCTTTCGTGATCTCACAGTTTACGAACTTGAGGAAAGCCTGAATGAACTGCTCGATACCGTCCATACGGTTGGATGCAATGTTGTTGATCTCATCGAGCAAATCAAGAACGATCTCAAACGCACCGAGTCTTGCGGTGTTCGCCGGGTATTCGATAATGGGGATGATGCCGAGAGCGTGGTCTTTCGACTCCACGATCTCCTTGTTCTTAATTTTCCAAAAATGATGTGCGGAATAGATAGAGTAGATAAAATCGTTCTTGTCGGTGGTACAATACTTGATACCCAAAATGGGCTTGTTTCCGACCTCGTTGCTATACACGATCAGCGTGTCACGAGGATCAAGCGTGTACATCTCAAACGGAGCATCGTCCTCACCCTTACGAGTGTCCGGCAGTACCAATCTGTACGCTGTGCCACAGATGGCTTGCCATTCCACGATCTCTTTATCCTGAGTAGCCTTGTTCTCACCGAACATCATCTCGTTCAATTCAGAAATCGCTTTGGAGATACTCTCATCGCCGCTCCTGCCGATATACTGAATAGGCTCGCCGCAAAGGTAACCGACCTTAAAGGAAACGATCTCATTGGCTCTGTTTTCCACGATACGGTTGCAAATCTCAGGACGAACTTTCTTAGTTCTCTCCAAGATCGGCTGTTTTCCTCTGTAGTAATTCCACAGGTACTCGATGTCGCTACGATTTTTCGTGTGAATACTCATCGCTTTGTCGAGAACTTCAAGAATATTTGCATCGGTAAACGCAACCTCATCGTTGGTGATAACAGTACGACCAAACAGATGTCTTGCTTCCATCTAAAACCCCTCCTTTGCTACAAAATAAAAAGTGCGTAATGACTTACAAGGGCGGTAGCCCAAACCGTAAATCATTACGCACAAATAGAGTTATTTCATTTTACCCTTTAATTATACCACTATATCTTGTGTTTGTCAAGTGGTTTTTACACAATATATTGATTTTTTTAATTACAAATATTGACGAACAGGGGTCGTGAGTGCCTTTTCGAGCGACCATCCTGCTTTTACACGATGTTTTAATGTTCTATAGGCAACACCAAAGAGATTAGCCCACTCGTACAAGGTATGACTTTCACCATTATACTCGTAATATGATGATCTTTTTGGTCTGTTCAACGATTGTTCCTCCATCGTAGCCCACCTACAGTTTGATGGCTCATAATTACCATCGTTATCAATGCGATCGAGAGTGCATTGACCTTGAGGTGCGTTTTCATCATATCCGTTAGCCAAAGCCCATTCTCGGAACACTTCAAAATCATCCCACTCCTCGCATACACTAATACCTCGTCCACCATATCGATGATATTCTCTCGTGGTCTCATCTCGACATCGCTGTCGCATACCTATCCAAATATTATGTAAACGAGTGTGACTATAACCGTGTTTGAATTTTCCCATTTTTTTTTCCTCCTTAAAACGGTCTTTGAAAGACCTCGATTTTATTGCCAACGAGAGATTGAGCAAACTCGGCAAATTGTGCCATCGCATCCGGGATGTCATCGTTGCGATTTTTTCCTGCCATAGTGTAGGTGCAAAGAAAATTCAATGCCCTTTTATACTCTTTGTCGATCTTGATTATGGAATTATCTTTGAACAAACAATGCTCCTTGACCCACGGAGAATTGACGATAATCTTTGTTTCCTTATTGGCTGTCGTATATTTCGTAGTGATTTTTGTTTTTCCTCCTTTGGCTTTAACCCCCTCTTGTATCTTTTGAGCAACTCGACCTCCGGCAGAATTTGACTCGAAACGACTAAAATGCACTCTGTGTCGAAGCAGGACATCAATCAATCTCGCTTCCACGATTTCAGGATTGCTATTGTCACAAATAAACTCATCCACATAATAATCATTTCCGTACTGATATACGATTGGCATAGCACAGTAGTCAGTACCTCTATCCTTGGTATCACATACCGAAAGAATTGCATCAGGCTCACTATCGGGTAATTCAAAGTATCGCCTGAGTTCGTCCTCTTGATAGAGCAATCCCTCTCGCTCGATCGGCTCATTCATATACAATGCTCTCCAACTCGCATCCTCCATAATGTTTCTCTGCTCGTGATAGAACTTTGTATTGAAACCTACACCGTAGGCATAATCGAAATTACTCTCATCGTTTTCATTCAGTGCCGGAACGACAATAAACCTCGCACGATCGCTGTCACCGTAGTCCGCTTCCAATCGACCAATGACATCGTGAACTGACCACCGAGTAGCGATGTGCAATTCCTTACAGTGGTCACCGATCTTACGCTGTCTAAGGTCAGTGGTGTAGGTTTCCCACAGTTTGTCCAATCGCTCCTTACTCAGAGCGACCTCGATGCCACTGATAAGGTCATCGCAGTAGAGCAACCGAGCCGCACGATACAGACCTGCGTTACCTGTACCGATTGAGGTAAATTCGAGGGTTTCAAAACGCTTACGCTTTCCGATGTCTATGCGGCAGTCCTTAGCGTTGGTATTGCTCACCGATACCAATGGGAACACATCGTACCAAAGGTACTCGCCCTGAGGGTCGAGAATACGCAGGACTTCATCGTAGACTCCTCGAACAAAGGAATTTGAGTGCGAGCCTGTCAGCGATGGCTCATCTGCGTGTTTGCCGCCTATCCAAGTCAGATAGAAAATGGCGAGGGTGGTTTTACCTGAGCCGGGAGGGAGCGAGATGGCAAGCAGGTCTAACTTATCGTCCTCTAAGTCCTGCAAAGCATCCACGACCTGTTTCAGCACCTTACGGCGAGGGGGATAGAATTTCTTTTCAGGCTCTCTATTCCACTCAACATAGAGCAGGTATGACTCAAAATGCTCAGGTGCGGCGGCAAGCAGTACCTTTTTATGTAGAGCAAAAATCTCCTTGAGGTACTTTTCCGACTTTCCGATCGCAATAGCCCTCTCGCACTCTACCGACAACTCGACCAAGTACCGGGTAGCGAGTTTTACATCCGTTTTCATCGCTTCCAAGCACATATAGTACAAATCCTTGAACACCTGTACCTCAGGTGTCTTTTTTATTTTTTCGAGAATTTTCTCAAGCAACTGTTCCATAATTACCTCCTAAATAGAAAAAGTGCGTAACGACCTACAATACCGTAAATCATTACGCACTCACAAATCTCTGTCACTCAACGGTGAATTTCTGACCGTCTGACATCTCCACCGATACAGGTGACTCATCGACTCTCTCAAAGAGCCATACAACCCTCACGGTCGTTCCATTCTGAACACTTGTATCGCACTGAATAGCATCCTCAGTTTTCTGTCCTGTAAAGACGGTCACGACTAACTCCGTTCCATTCTGAAATGCCTTTACATTGATCGCATCTGCCGGGATAGCCGTTTCCCCTGAGTTATTGGTGTAATCGTAGAACAGCCCAATGTAGGTCTGCTCGTTTATCACGAGATCCTTGCTCTCGACAAAGGTCATCGTGTGTTCTGTCGGCTGACTCACACAGGCACTCAGTCCGAGTACCAATAGGATGATCAGCAATAATGACACAAATCTTTTCATCATCGTTTCTCCTTTATTTGTGAATTGTATATCCCAAATAGTAACCGCAATCCGCACATACTCGTTTGGTATAAGGTGCTACTCCCTCAGGAGAGCAATAAGTTTCGCTGATATGTTCGTGATGACACATTTTTGGAGATTGCTCAAAGAACGCAGACAATTTGATCGATGCGGTCACTAACACCACAGTTAATACTACTATCAGAGTAACCCAACCTGCCATAGATTTTTTCATTTCTTTAATAACCATCCTATAAAAAGTATTCCGAACAAGATCAACAATATCCAAAACAGGACAGGGAGCGTAAACAACAAGTACAAGCCGCCACCGACTACAAAAACAAAGATGATCTCGCCACCTGTTGTTGGTTTTCTAAAAGGTCTACGACTCATATTCCCTCCACCGGGAGGATAGGCTCGTGTACACCTTGCACCCACTCACTCTGCTCACCATACTTGTACATACCACGATAGGTCTGCTCATTGCCGAGAATAACCTGCACCGAACTGATAGCCCACTTGCCGCCGCTCTTGTTGGTATAACCTTTAGCGTTCAAAGCATCTACAATACGCTGATAGGTTGCTCCCTCTGCTTTCATCGCAAAGATCATTCTCACAACCTCTGCTTGTTCCTCATCAATGACCATACCCTTGATGTTCTTATCCACCTTATATCCATAAGGAGTTCTACCGCCACTATAGCCGCCACGAGATGCCTTGACTTTTCTGCCGCCGCTTGTGCGAGCAGTAATCATCCCTCTCTCGACCTCTGCCATTGCCGCAGTCAACGCTTCAAGAATTGGAGTGAACATACTCTCTCGACCAAAATCCTCAGCCACGCTGACAATCTTAATACCGACTTCCTGCAACTTAATCTTGTATGCGTAATAGTATTCAACCTTGCGAGAAATTCTATCGTTCTTTGCGGTAATGACCATCTCAACAGGTGGATTGGTCACCGCACCTGCTACGATCTCGTCCAATGCAGGTTTACGAGCATCTGCTCCTGATACACCCTCATCGACATACCAATTTATGATTTGAATATCGTGAGCCTTAGCGTATTCAATGATCTGCTCCTTTTGGGCATCCAAGCCGAAAGCATCCTCTCCTGTTTGACCATTGGTGCTAACTCTCATATAGGCTACTGCTTGTTTCATATTCATTACCTCCGTTTGTTGTAGCCTTATTATACACCATTTACGATAACTTGTCAATAGGTTTTCGTAAATTTCTCTTTTTATTTTTCGGAAAATTTTTGACTTTTTGATTTTTCGCCTACTCGGAGGGCTAACTCCGACTCCTGCCGCCGCTCCTATTCCCCCGCCGGGCATACGATCGCCGCCCGGACGGAATGACCGAATTATTAACGAATTGTAAATTGATGAAAATTTACGATAAATCTTGATTTATCTATTGACAATTACGATAAATTAGTGTATAATGTTACCGTAAACCAATACACGCCCATTCTAACAAAAATTATTTTATAGGAGGATCTACAAAATGATCGTAACAAGAGAAAATGAAACATTGTACCCGGCAACATTCACATTTAACACGGCAAGACTATTAACGATGCTTGCTAAGATTGTCACCGATCACGGCGGCAAGGTAAAACCATTGCGCACGGCTATTTTATACAATAGAACGCCACGCCACGCCGCTATTGAAACGGAAACAAGATTAAAAGCAATTCAGAACG